GAACTAAAGCACCACACAAGGCAGCGATTGGTGGGGGGGGGACGAGGGGCCGCGGCCCCCCCTTGACCTGGAATATGGAGACACAGGCAATGACTTTGAGCTCACGCTCGACATTGACTCTGAGCAGCGTCTTGATGATGGCGCATACGTCTATGTTGAAGGTACTGAATGGGGCGGTGTAGTTGACGCACGCGAGTCTAACTCAGGCAACAACACAATCACCTACATTGGTAGATCATGGCAAGGAATCATCAGAGATAAGGTCCTTGAGCCACCAAGTGGTGAAGACTATCTCAGTGTGCGTGGAGAAGCTCACGGGGTTCTAAAGCAGCTTGTTCAGCGTCTTGGACTTGCTAGCCAGTTCAAAGTATCAGAAGAGACTTCTGGCATTACCGTTAAATACACCTTTGATAGGTATTGTGACGCTTGGACGGGCATCAGAAAGATGCTTGCTGATTCTTCTTCACGTCTCAATATTGAATATGACTCTATTGAGCGGATGATTGTGCTCTCGGTGAAGCCTATTACAGACTGGACTGACGGAGCTGACGCAGAGCATTCTGACGTGACTATTAAGAGCGTTGTAAGACCTTACAACCATCTTATTTGCCTTGGCTCTGGTGAACTTAAAAACCGTATTGTCATGCACTTCTACGCAGACGTACGTGGCAATATCTCCACTACGCAGACGCTTTTTGGCATTGACGAGCGCACCACAACCTACAACTACACCAATGCAAGTCGTGAAGAGCTCGAGAAAGACGGTCCTAAGAAGCTCAAAGAGTACCAAGCAGCTGACTCAATTAACGTCACGCTTGATGATGATGAAGAGTTCGGAATTGGTGATATTGTCCCTGGCATAGATCCTGTAACCGGCTTACACGTCACTGCAACGGTTGGCACCAAAGTCATTATTGTCACAGATACCCAAGTGAGCATTAGCTATAAGGTCGGCGGTACTGCCAGCAACACTTCTTCATCTGGTACCGCTGAGCGTGGTTCTTCTACAGGCTCAGGCGCAGTATCAAGCTCATACACAGCCGGCACGGGTATCTCTATTGCTGGGCGCACTATCTCAGCAGAGGTATCAAGAGCAGACTTTAAGAGCCTTGAGAACAAGGTCAATGAAGCTCGAAAAGTAGCAACAGATTCAGCCAGTGAGATTGGCAGAGCCACACTGCAGGTTGACTCTAAGGTCGCAGAAGTCACCGCAACTACACCTCTCAAGGCTCAGCGCACAGGTGGCACAGTCGCTCTTACTCATGAGTCTTCTAGTGTGACCGCTGGCACATACGGCTCTGAGAGCAACGTAGACGCTTCTTGGGGTGACACAGTGCAATTAGGCGCAACCGTGAATGTTGACGCTTTAGGACACGTTACAGACGCTCAGACGCACACCGTAAAGCTCCCCACAAAGCCAACATACACCGCTCAAGAAGTTGGTGCAGCTCCTGCGAGCCACACTCACTCATACGCTGGCGCATCTACTCCCGGTGGTGATGCTAACGCTGCTAAGAAGCTCTCACAGCCACGAACCATCAAACTGGTTGGCTCTGTGAGCGGTACAGCTTCATTTGATGGATCTAGTGATGTGACTATCAACGTCCAGGGAGCAACTCAAGGCGGTGCAACTACACCATCTTTCCCTGTTGGCTCTGTGATTGAAACAACTTCATTTGTTAACCCTGCAACAAACTACGGAGGTAGATGGCAACAACTACCTTCTCTTGGCTGCTTCAAATGGGAAAGGACAGCTTAATGGCAAAAACAAGTGGCTTTGCACGCTTCCAATGCGACAGGTGCAAGAAAGAAGCCTTTCTTCTTGAAAGTGACTTTGCAACCTCGCAATGGAAGAGCATAAGCAGAGTATCAGCAGACGGAGTTCAGCAGAGTTATCTTCTCTGCCCTGACTGCGCAGCAAAGTATCGTGAGCTCGCACGCAAGCGTGATGAAGAGTTCGCTCAATTTATGGTAAAGGAGGGTTAAATGGCTTTTGATGGTGTTATTTCATTCCAGGGCAAGGACCACATCACAGCCCCTCAGATTGGCAGGTTGATTGCTGGTGTAGCTGGCTCAGTTCGTGGCATTTTGCAGACGCAGAATCAAATCAAGGCTGCCATGCAGACTGCTAACAGGGTTCGTATTGATACTGGTGATGTGCTCTTTGACGCTCGCATGGTGACAAATGAAGAGCCTTTTGAGCTTAATGTTGCCAACGGTCGTGCAGGTTATAAGCGCAATGACTTAGTTGTGCTCAAGTACTCTAAGCAGGTTGGCGGTGTTGAGAAGTTCACTTGCGAGGTTATCCAGGGCACTCCAACCAATCAAGGTAATCCGACAGACCCAACCTACGTAAAGGGTGACATTCTTTCCGGCTCTACTACGGCTTGCATGCCCCTCTACCGTCTGCCAATCAATGGCATTACCGTTGGTGAGCCCGTATCTTTGCTGCCTACTATCAACGTTCTTGGAGACGACAAGAAGCAGTCTGACACTGACTTTGACGTAATCTACCTGCAACCACAAGGCAGCTACAACAACTTCTGGCACATCTACCGAACAGGGGACTCTGTAACCATCAAGGTCAGAGGTTGGTTGGCTAACAATGTTTCTTACGACGCTGTCCGTTGCCCCTTCACTCTTCCAGAAGGTTCAAGACCACCTCTAGTAGATCATGAAAAGTATGGCTCAGCCACAGACGGCAATGAGTCAATCGTCTATGACTCAGGTATTTGCCCTGGACATGCTGACGTTATTACTGCTATCTCAGCGAGACCTGACGGCAACATTTACCTTCAAGACCAAGGTGGGAAAGTATCTAACGCATGGCGTTATGGGTCCCTCACATTTACGGTAAGTCACTAGGAGGTGAGGTCATGAACATTACAGCTGAAATGGTTTCCTTTTTCATTTCCATCGTAGGCGCGTTCTTAGGTGGTCTTGTTGCTATCTCAAACTGGCAGCGTGCCAGTCGAGAAGACAAAGAGAAAGAAGACGCATGGAAGAGCACTATCACGAACACCCTCACACGCTTAGAGACGCGCCAGCAAGTCATGAATGAGCAGCTTGGCAAGTATCAGCAATCGCTTTCTGATTTAACTGCCACACTGACCCAGCACACAGCTGAACTTTCTGTGGTTGGAATTGTGGCACGAAGGGCGGATGAAGTGTCAAAAAAAGCAGCAACAGACCTCGCCGAGGTCAAGACCGACGTGAAAAACCTAGACTCACGCATTACAAAGCTTGAGAAGTAAAGGAGCAACAACATGATTAACTGGAAAGTACGTTTACACAACCCTGCATGGTGGCTGGGAATGGCTGGTATCGTCATGAGTCCCGTCCTTGCATATCTTGGACTGGCTTACTCAGACCTCACTACATGGGGAAGTCTTGCTGATGTGTTCGTGAAGTTCATCAGCAACCCTTATTTGATTGGCACGGTCGTTGTGGCGGTCTTGGGTGCTATTGGCGTAACCGTTGACCCAACCACAAAGGGACTAAGCGATTCTGCACGTGCAATGACCTACATCAAGCCTTCTGAGCGTCCTGCAAGTTATATGACGGGCACAGCTGAACCAATTAACACAAAACCAGCTGAAGAGCCAAAAGAAGAGCCACAGAATGGAGTTGACAATGCTTAGGGGCATTGATGTAAGCGGTTATCAGGCATTGGGTGCGACATACTCGCACCCAAATGTCGAGACTGCATACAGTGGCTCTGATTTTGTGATTGCTAAGGCTACCCAAGGCACCCAGCCAATGAACCGCTACATGACCGCACAACTTCAGCGTGCACTTGCAGACGGTAAGCTCATTGGTGTCTACCACTACGCAGAAGGTGGCTCACCTGTGGCAGAAGCTGACGCATTTGTGGCTTGTGTCTCCAGCTATATTGGCAAGGCTCTCTTATGCCTTGACTGGGAGAATGGTGACAATGACGCATGGGGCTCAACAGTTTGGGCTAGGCAGTTTGTTGACCGCGTATATGCTAAGACTGGCATCTATCCTGTTGTCTACACGTACCCAGCTGGACGCTCGCAGGTAGCGTCTTGTGCCGATGTATCGCGTCTGTGGATTGCTGGGTACCCAGACAATCGCTTCTCGTGGGATTTGCCCGCTATGATCTATAATACTGGCGCATGGGGCGATTGGACTCTGTGGCAGTATTCCAGCGCAGGCGGTACCGTTGACCTCGATGTCGCAAAGCTGACCTACGCAGAATGGGAGCAGCTCGCACAGGGTGAGTCTAACTTTGAGCCACACTGGGTCAAGAACTCCACAGGCTGGTGGTATGCAACCAGTCCAAGCACGTATTACTACAGCCAGTGGGCGTTCATCAACGGCTCCTGGTATTACTTCGATGCGCGCGGATATGCAGTCACGGGCTGGTACTTTGATGGCGCAGACTGGTTCTATCTCTGCCCGGATGAAGGACCGCAAGAATGCGCCATGCTGACAGGTATGCAGCACATTGGAAGTTGTGACTATTACTTTGCCAATGATGGTCGAATGGCAACAGGCATTTTCGATGCTGAAGGCAAGAAGTATCTTGCTTCTGAGAATGGCAACCTGCTTCCCGCTGGCGTTCACGTCCACAATGACCACGCCTACGCAGTCAACGCTGACGGTTCTGTCCAGGCTGACAGTACGGTGCAAGTAGACACGGATGAAGCTGGTCGATTGACTTCGCTGCACTAACACTAAACCCCCCCCCCCCCCCCGGGGGGGGGGGGGGTTTTTTTTGTGCCCCTACCGCACTCGCGCCGCGCATCTTTCCCTCGATCGCCTCACACGCTTGGGCGAAACACAAAAAGTCCCCAACTTTTGGTTGCATTTCAGCTTTTCACGCGGAAATGATAGGCGAGAACAAGCAAAACACGTCATTTTTCAAAACAAATCCTACTTCACCGGCAAATTACTTGGCATTTTGCTAAGGAAAAACTACATTCGCAATGTGTTGACGCCCTGAACGGCACAACAGCCCCACTTCGTGTTGCGAAAAATGCCATCAGCGGTAGACGCCGGTCCACTTCCGCAGCAATCTATCCCAGCCATCGAAGAGCGCTTGCCATCGAGACGCATCAACACCCCAACCGCAGGGCGAAAGCCCCCGACCGTGACCACATCGACCTAATCCATCCACATGAAACAACTCTACAAACTCTTCGCCTGCACCCTCTTCGCGGCAGGAGCTTGCGTTGGCGCGGCGGCACAACAGCTGCCCTTCAACGAAAGCGACACTTACTTCGTCAAAGTCGGCAACCCCGCCGATGGGAAAAACGGCTACATCCACTACAACCCCGAAGGCAATTACTTCGATCTCGTCGCTTCCAAATGGGAAGCCGACCCCGTCTACTTCAAGATCGCGGGCAACGAATTCCAACTCATCAACATCGGTGACGGCAGTGTGCCCCTCGGCGCCGACAACTCCGACAACGGCACACGCCCCGGCGCAGCCGAAGGAAACGGCATGAAGTTCACGCTCGAAAAGAAAGGAGAAGCACTCAACTTCCGCTCCACTATCGGTGCGAAAGGGTATCTCAACAACTATGCAGAGCAGGGAAAGCTTGCATTCTGGCAGGCCAACGGACCGGGATCCACCGTCGTCGTCGAAAAAGCCGATTACCAAACCCTCTACAACGAGGCCAAAGCCCAGTTCAAGCGCTACGCCGAAAACAATCATCTCTTCGGCACCACCGTAGGCACCTATTCTCGCCCCGGCAATCTGCAAGCCGCCATGAATGCCTACAACAACCCGCCCACCCAACCGCAGAAATACCAAGAAGAATTCAACAAACTGCGAGTCGCCCTCCGACAGATTCACCTCAACATGCCCCAAGCAGGCGAATTCTTCCGCATCCGCTCCACAGCAGCCGGGCAAAGATTCCTCAGCATCGCCCCCGGCATGAACGGCATCCTCAAGGTGGTGCCCACAGCCGACGAACAAACGCTCTTCTACTACGACGGAGAGCACCTCACAGCCTACGCCACCGGCCAAGGATTGGCCAACGAAGCCAACAATGTCAAGCCCGCCGCCCTCGGCGACGCCGTGAATCGGGCCAGCTTCGCCGAAGGACGCGGCGACGGCACCTACTTAGTCACCACCGGCGAACGCACCCTCCTCTTCCGCGGCAACGAAGAAGTGACCCGCAGCGGGATAAACATGCCCAAAAGTTGGCCGGCGCAATACCTCGATCTCGTGCCCGTCGACGAAATTCCCCTCCATATCGGCGAAACCGGCTATGCCACCTTCTTTGCGCACCAAGCCATGAAGCTCGACGACTCGAGTGTCAAGATCTACGTGGCCGAACGCAACGGTACAAACAGCTTGCAACTCACCGAACTCACCAAGGGAATCATTCCGGCCGCCACGGCTGTGATCCTCAAGGCCGACGGAGCGAAGACCCTCACCCTCTCGCGCACCGATGAAAAGGGCGATACGGAGAAAACCGCCCACAACGTACTCAAAGGCTACGGCTATTCGCAACGAGCCACTGCAGGCAAAGTCGTGTATGCCCTCGCCCTCAACCCCGAAAACAACAAGGTCGAATTCGGAAAACTCGACGACGGCGTAGTGCTCCCCGCATTCAAAGCGTGCATCGAGTCGGATCCGGCCGCAGGCAACGCCGCCCCGCTCTTCATCGCCCTGCCCACAGCCGTACAACAGGCGAAGCGCTCAACTGCAGCTCCCGCCACCTACGACCTCAGCGGACGCCGTGTGCAACAAACCGCCAAAGGCCAACTCTACGTCCGCAACGGCCAAAAATTCGTTCAGCAATAAAACATCATCACCGCATGAAATCCTATACTACTCCCCGCCTCGAGGAATTCCAACTCCACGGCGAACCCATCATGGGTCTGACTTCCTTGAACATGAACTCCAGTTTCCGCGTCCAGCAAAACAACCCTGTGCTCACCAACGAGGAGTTTGTCAATCCCATCTGGGGCGATGACGAAGCGGCCGACGAAGACAACAGCTCTCTCAGCGAATTTTCAGGCTTCTAACGCCCTACCCCCTCTTCTCCGCATGCAGCAATTCCGCGCTCCGTCGCCGGACACCCCCTGCAGTCATGCGGCATCGTGTCGAAGCGGCGAAGAGTTCCGCCGCACCCCGGCCCCCGTTTCCTTCAACGGCTCAGACAGTCACCGGACTGTCCGAGCCGTTTTTTGTTTCTCCGCCGCAACCGGTCGTCCCCTTCGTCGCTTTTGCCGACGCGTCGCAGCAATTATTGTCGGCACCACCACTGCCACTGCTCAGCAGGCACAGCGCAACAATCCATTCGGCAGCAGCCCCTCCCGGTGCCTGCGGCGCGAACGGCCACGACCGAAAACGACACCACGTCGCCCATCCATCGCGAAGCAGACGCGAAGTGCCGCCGGAAAAAGGGGGGCATCGGACGAAAACACACCCACTTTTTCGTGATTTCCCGCAACTTTTTCGAGCAAGTCCCCGTGCATGGCCCAATGCGCCCCGACAACGCCCACGATCAGTCCGCCCCACAGCGTCATTGCGGGCGAAAACACCGTCCGCTCTCACGTTTTTTGCCTTCAGATTTGCATCTTTGCCCATTCCTCCCTATCTTTGCGCCCATACATGTCCGCAAAACTTCGCACCCTCCGTCGTCAAGTGGCCTTGGCTTGGATTCTTCTCCTCGCCCTGCTGCCGCAATTGGTGGTGAAAACCTTTCACTACCATGACAGCGCGGTGCCAACGGAGCACATCGGCCTCAACGCCGGCGGACAAGGCGCCGAGTGCATCGCCTGCCTGCGCGCCACCGCAGCCGCTACCGCCCGCGATGGGCAGCACACGGGCGAAAACGGCACGCCCGCGCCCGCCCTCGCGCACCGAACGCACCGCCCATGCCATCGGCACCACCATTTGCCGGGGCAAGTGCCCGGCGACAAGCACGACAATTGCAGCATCTGCCATTTCGTGCCCGCCCCCTGCACCGTTCCCACGTTACCTCAATTTTGCTTTTTCGTTTCCACCGCGGAAACACCCTTTCTTTCCGATCAACCCTCGATCGCTCACACGGTGATTGCTCGCGCAGTGCTGCGCGGCCCACCGACCGTCTGATTTTTTCTCCCCGATTTTTCTTTTTTTTCTCGTCGGCGAGCGCCCATTCCATCGAGTAGATACCCCCGATGGTCTCCGATCGTTCCTGCACCCGCAACCGTCTCATGCCGGTTGGGGTTCGCCTCCCTACATCAAGGGAGTTCACATGCAGGCCGTGCAGCGCTCGGTGCCTCCACGGCAGTGCTCCCCTCCTCGCTACGGGTTTTCGCCCGGATCGTCGGTCGGGCGCAGTGTCCGCTCGGTTGCACCGGTTCAGACCGGCATGCCACGATTGACCGACTCCGCAACAGGCGTTGCCTTGTGGCGAAAGCGCACCCCGTCACGGCGGTTTCATCGACCGCCACCGGCTATTTGCTCACGATTCGCCCCTCTGCCGCACGTCCGCCGCAGCCGTTTCTTCGCCGCAGCGGTGCCACTGCACACGGTACCCCAACAACGGCACGTCCCGCGCGCCTGCCGACAGCACATTCCCTTTCCCGGTCTCCGCGGCCCCCGGCGCAGCGGAACCCCATCATCCATCGTTTTTTCTCTCATTCCCATGTCCAAAATCCTTTTCCCGGGGCTGTTGCTGAGCGCAGCCGTGGTGATTCCCGCCACCACCCGCGCCGCCGAACCCCAACCCGTGGGCGCACCGCGCCTGCTCGTCACCGACCGCGACAGCGGTCTCCCCGTTTCGGGGGCCGTGGTGCGCGGCGGCGGCCAAATCTGGCGCTCCGCCGGGACCGGTCCGCCCGCGCCCCGCG